CAGGGACATCAGGGATACCGCATTGAAGAGCGCCATCAGCGGGTCAATTTTCCCCCGTCCGCTGGCCTGTTTGGTAATAAGGATGGCGTTACCTCTGGGCTCCACCCGGGCATTGCCAACGCACCAGGCCATCAGTGACTGACCACCATGCACCAGCACTCCCTCAGCCAGTTTGCGCTCGGTGGTTTTGATGGCCCCGCCCAGCTTCCAGCCCTGGCTTATCCCCACCACAATTCCTTCGGGGATCCCGGCTTCTGCCAGTGAATCCAGAATCTGCCCCACACCTGACGGGTCAATACCGATATGGTCCAGTAACTCAGCCTCATGAATACGACGCACATACTCCGCCACTTCCGCCGTGTCATCCCCGACCCGACGGACAATCGTCATGTCTCCACTGGCCACAAAATCCTGAAACCGGGATGCTTCACTCTTCCGTCTGACCACCGCGGTTTCATGCGCCCAGGCATGGCCCCAGCCCAGCCATTCGCGGGTTTCCCTGTCACGACCAATCACGTACATTCCCAGCAGATCATCCAGGCCCCCGCCGTCAATCCCCACCGTCACCACATCAGCGCGCTGCAGGATATCGTCCAGGCTGACGCGCCTGCCCTGCTGCTCCCAGAAATCCGCACCCGCCCAGCGGTCAGAACGCAGGGCAAGACCAATTTCCACATTGGCGTGTTTTGACATGAAGCCACGAAATGCCTCCTCACCAGCCTCCCGGGCTTTACGGTACTCCCGATACAAAAAGGCCTCATCCACCGAATAACCGAGATTCGGGTTAACCATGGCGAGGTTTTCCATCAGCAGGTGCTCACCGCGCTCCACCATCTCCGGCGGATGCTCAAATATCACCGGCAGAAAGTGCGGATCATTAATTTTGCCGTCGCGCACATCCCGGGCGTACTGCAGTTTCTGTCTGAACACCCCGGCGGGCGGCTCATTCGACTGGGTGGTTGTGTACACAACAAACCCTTCCGGGCGGGAGGCAAGGCCGCCTATGGCTTCACGTAACATGTCCTCCGCTTTGTACTGCTTGCCAAACAGCCACAGTTCATCAATCAGCGTCCCCACGGACTTGATACCGGACACCGTATTCGGATCGGCAGCCACCACCTTAAGGGTGGTGTCCGTCACCCTGTGGGTGATGGTCCGGATATGTGTCTGCACCTGACAGAGGTCATCCAGATCATCGTCCCGTCGTACCATATCCCTGGCAGGGTTGAAGGCGTTAGCCGCCACCTCCACGGTCGGGGCCAGAATGGTGTAGCCCGCCGCCTGCCGCCAGTTCAGTAACAGCGCCGTCATCATGATCCCGGCAGCCAGCGTGGACTTGCTGTTTTTTTTGGGTATCAGAATGAACACTTCCTTTATATGGCGTATACCGGTCTGCGCATCGTAGGAGCCAAACAGGGCCGCCACCAGGTCAAACACCCACGGTGCACAGGACTCCCCGAACGTCGGGCTGCCCGGTGCATCCACAATCCGCAGTTGTTTAAAAATCGCCAGGGCATGTGCGGCCTGCTCCGGGTAAATCGGAGCCGGAATAATCGACAGCCCCTTTTTCAGGCGCTCTGCCCAGTCCGGGCAGGCCGTGCTCCACACAGGTATCATCCGTTGCCCTCATTATCATTATTCACCACCAGGCGGGGTGGTGGTGGCACCGCAAAACGGTTAGCCGCTTTTTTCGCCGCGTCACCTTTTGCCGATTTTTTACCGGCATCCCCTTTTTTGTGGTGCGTGAACTGCGCCAGCTTATAAGCCACATCCAGCGCCAGCCTGGGGTCGGTATTAATGTTCTCCACCAGAAGACGCCCCATCGCTTTCACCGGATCGGGAAGACCGTCCTCCATATACTCAATACCAGGAGATATCACCACGGGCGGTGGCATCTCCGGATTTGTTTCGTCCTGCTGTGGTATTGCAGCCGCCTCACGGCGACGGGGTTTATCCTCCTGCTCTGATTTTTTCTGCCGGTAAACAGGAACCTCATCCACCTCCACCGTCTCGCACTGTTTACGGGCTATAAACGCAAGCACCTCCGGATCTTTTGCCAGCTGCGAGCCTTTAACCCTGGCTGTCTTCGCCGAATAACCGGCGGCAATGGCTGACGCTGTTTTGTTTTTCCCGGACATGAGCGCCAGCGCAAATTTTCGTTTTTGCGTTGTCAGCACAGCCTCCTCCCGGGTCCAGAACGCACTCAGCCGGGTATGGTTCAGCCCATTTTTCCCGGCGTCTCATGCCGCAAATGTTAACTGCTGCCTGGTTAACATTTGCTGAAAAAGCCTGTTAACATTTTTTCCACGCAACAAACTGAATAATAAAGATAAAAACCGAAAAAATGCCCGGGCAGCCAGTTAACATGTTAACTGCCCTGAAACGGGAATTTTTTCTCTGCGTGAGAGGGGGCGCGGTGTCCGGAGCGATCGTTTTTTACGCCGGATGATACCCCCCCCCGGTCGGGTTACAGTCCGATGATGTCGTCCGCTCTGCCACTACCTCCGGACACCTCCGGCAGCGTCGGGTCCGGCATACCACCCGCCGCTTCACGAGCAGACTTTTGTCGATGGCATTCGGTACAGAGCGTCCAGAGATTCGTCTCCTCATTACCACCACCGAACTGAAGTGCAATTCGGTGATCGAGTTCACTGTCACAGAGGTCAACCACACGACCACAGAGACAGCACTGCCCGGCGTCCCTGAGCCAGATATGACGCTTGAGGGAAACACGTGCACTGCCACTGACACGACGCTGTTCACCATTCAGAATATTCACCCGTCGGGTATTCAGTGTTTTGATTCTGCTCTGGAGTGTACGAAGCTCAGCCATGTAAAATCCCCGTCATATGGCAATCAGTAAAGGAAATAAATATGTCATCGAAAAACCGGACCCGCAGAACCACAACCCGCAATATCCGTTTCCCCAATCACATGATTGAACAGATCAACATCGCCCTTGAGCATAAAGGGTCCGGTAACTTTTCAGCGTGGGTTATTGAAGCCTGTCGCCGGAGACTGACAACTGACAAGAAAACATGCTAATCGCATAACAAGTTTAAAGAATGAGGCCAGAGGGTCGGACCGTTTCTCTGCCCCTTTATATAACTAATCTTTAACATTGCCGGCTTTACGATAACTTAAAGTTATTACCTACAGTTATTCCGAATTGAAATAATCCGTCACATAAAATAAAACAAAAGAATAATAATAATAATCTTCTACCCTTATCCAATCTTTACTGCTGTGCGCCAACACAGCAGTTTTTTTTGATTATGCTCACATATTTTTTATTCCCCAGCCGTGATGCACATTACACCTGTTTCTTTTCAATTCAGGCTTTTTCCAGGTATATCTGAATCTCATCCGGTGGCTTCTGCATCGTTATCAGCAAAAAATACGGCCGCTACACTGACAAAAGCTCTCGAGAGCAGTTGCACCCATTTTTCGCTTAAAGATTCACTCAGTAAAATAAGGAGAAATTCACAATCATGTTCAGGCGGCAAACATTATAAAATTAAAACGCCAGACTTGCATAAATAATCCTATGAAGGCTGAACATACTTAAAGCAGTGTGTTATATAAGAGTAAACAACACCCTATAAAAACCTGCCCCCACACAAGGAGCCACAAAGGCAATTTTATACGCTCCAAACATTATTCAGAAAAGCTTAACAATAAGAAATATTCTTTTCGTCATTCATCTCAACTGTCTGATGGACACCGCCCAGTCCCGCAACATGGAGCATAATAGAAGTAAATAACGTATAGTAAGTATTATAATTCAGGCTCGATTATTTCGAGTTGAAAACAACTCTGAAAAAATGATAATAAAAAAATAACAACAATACCATTCTCTTCTGCATGTGCCATCACCTGCCGTTGCTACAACCCGGCAGGTTTTTTTATTGTCTAAACTCCAGATTCTTCCACCATCGCACCGGACTGGCGACTATGAGGGGACAACGCCGCGCTCCGTTAACGCGGTAAACCCCGGTGTGTATCGTTTTTGATTATCCCCACAAACTCTCGCAGAGGAGTCTCCCTGTCGGGCTGCGGTATCTGTTAATGCGGGAATACGGCGACGATACGGCGCATCAGCAAAACTTATTTCAGACACTGAGTGCGGATATATTCCTGCGCCCCTTCCAGCTGCTTCTGCATTGTCATCAACCGTTCTCTGAGGATGAAATAATCCCATTCAGCGGTGTCTGCCAGTCGGGGGCCGGTTGCATTATCCACGCCGGAGGTGCCGGTGGCTTCACGCACGGTACCGGAGCAGGTGGCGTTGATCCGCAGGCGCTTACGACCAGCGGCAACATCAGCACGCAGAGTTTCATTTTCAGCTCTCGCATCGGCTAATTCCCTCGAGTATCTGGCATCAAGCGCAGCAACATCACCCTGGCGCTGCTGCATATCAGTAATAGTGGCATTCGCCAGTTTCAGCTCACTGACTTTTTTATCGCGCTGCGCTTTGTAGGTGATGGCGTTATCACGGTAATGATTCAGCCCCAGACTAAGCACACCACAGGCTACCAGCAGGGCAATGATGACCACGCACAGAACACGGTTCATATCACCACCAACGGATTGCCCAGACCAGAACAGCAATGGCCACAATACGAATGGAAAATGCCATTGCCCGAATAAATTCAGCACTCATCTTTTTAAAGTTCACGATTTCAGCGCAATGACCAGTTTTGCCAGCCCATACAGCATCGGAGACACAGCGATACCAACCGCCACCCACTTAATAGCAAAAGCCAGCGCTCTGCTGATGTCATCAGTTACTGGCGCTTTCAGTTCAAGGCCGTTTTTCATAGTCAACCTCAACAGAATTCGTTTATACTTTTCCATGTTCTCCCTTGCCTTATCCAAGGTCAGAAACACAAAACCCCGCTTGCTGCCAACAAACGGGGTTTTTACTTTTATTCACTTAGGTTTTGCCAGTTCGCAGGATTTCGTGTTATCCGCCCGCGTTGGCCAACGTCATTTTTCAGCAAAATATTCTGCTTATCTGTCGACTCCCCAGCACGCCAGCGCACTCTCCTGGTCGCGACGGGATACCTGACCGTAGCAATTATTTGAGCGAATACGGCAGTCTCTGCCACCGTCCTTAATCCACCAGCGAATCGCTTCACACGCTCCCCTGCGATCGCCTGCATTAATTCGTTTATAAAACGTCGACGGGAAACACTTACCGGGGCCAATGTTGTACGGACAGAATGACGCGATCCCCGCTTTCTGGGGTTCGCTCAATGGCACTTTGATGTTTTTCTCCACCCATGCCAGCGCCTTATCACGCTCAATGGCGTTAACCCGGTCGCATTTTCCCTTCGACAGCTTCATGCCAGGAATAACAGGCTTACCATCCACCCGGGTGGCTCCACGGCAGATGGTCCAGATCCCCGCACCATCACGGTATGCCGTGGTGTGGTTACCTTCTTTTTCGTCAAGAAACTGGTCGAGGATTTCAGGCGCAGACGCCCCTGCACCAATCAGCGCCAGAACGGCAGCCGACAGGCCGTATCGGATTTTTGCGTTCATGGATATTTATCAGGATTTATCGGTTCCGGCCCCCTGGATATGTTAAGTCTTCAGCCTGCCAGTGGTGGGCACTGGCGTTTTATCTGCTGGCTGAAAATATATCTGACAATTCCAGTCGAGGATTAACCATGCATAACCATCAACATAATTATGATTTATACCTGCAAGCCATAAATGAGCGGGTAAAATCGGAATGCCTTTTACTCCTCCTGCAAGAACACGAAGCAGTAAAGGCCATTCAGGCTGAACCGTATGGAGCTCTCACTACTGCAACTCTCAGTATTATATCCGGAGCATTAACACCAACCTTGCTCCTTCGCCTGAAAGACAATATAGATGACTGGTTAAACGAAGAATTAAACTACCTTGAATGTGAGTGGGATCATCATTACGCCAAATCACAAAAAGAACGCATCTTCCGTCGATTATCCGGCAACAGATAACGAGCCAGCTTATATACGTCCTTTAAGATAAGTCAGTCCGGGATGAAACCAGTAAGCCGGCACTTTTTTAAAGGGCGGATTATCAAAATCACGAAGAAGAGCCTCCCGCACAACTGCATCCTTGTCCGCACCACTGGCCAGCGCTTCAATCTCAGCAGCTACCTGCAGATATCCCATGCAACGACCAATGCGCTGCATCAGCCCCTGCTTTTTATTGTTCTTCAGGTAATCAATGGCAAATTCAGTGAGCGCCTCACTGTGCTGGTGCGATGCCGGTGTTACTTTCCCATCTTCACGGATCGTGATATTCCAGTCATCGCTGCTCACAATAAAAGATGGCCGATTACACTCCCATTCCTGGTCTTTATCCGGTGCAGACGCAATAAAATAACGTTTATTGCCTTCCTCTCCGGCACTTTTAACCGTAATGGAGTACTTTTCTGACAATGCGGTCGGTAAAAACTTTTCCTGCAAAATATTCGCAAAGGTCCTGCGAGCAATTTTGATGCAATCATCGTAAAACGCCGCAAACTGCTCATCGCGGCGTTTTTTTGCATCTTCAGAAGGCATCAGCGCCGACAGTTTTTTATTCAGTTCAGCAATTTCATTTTCCAGACGACTTATGCGCCGATTCATTTCTTCATGCTTCATTATCTACTCTCCCCGGGCCGCCTTACGCCGGTCTTCTTTAATTTTGAAATACAGGTTAGTCAGATACGTCAGCAGACCAAACAGCAGACTCCCCAGCACGCCTATTGCCGCCCACTGAGACGGGGAAACCCTGTCCAGCAGCTGCAGGAACCAGTAGCCCGTCCCCACCGCTGACGTGGTGTATGACACACCTGTTGTGATTTTTTCCATCTGGTACATATCCCGTCTCCCGCAATCCGGAAGCTCACAACAACAAGAGGGGCATCAGCTCACACCGACAGCCCCTGCGCATGGTTACATCATCATTTCGCCGTCAGGCTGAGGCTCACTGCCACCATCAGGCTGAGACACGACACCATCTGAAACAGCACTGTCACCCGCACCGTCTTCAGGCCCGGGAGCAGCCGTTACCCCCAGCAGTTCATCCAGAATGGCATCCACTTCAGCATCAAGACGCGCCTCAAGATTCTGGCGGAGTTGCTGTTTCAGTACGCTTCTGACTTCTTCAGAGCGCAGGACTTCCTTCACTGCTTCAGCAGTGACCAGCGGTTTTATTTCTGACATGGTATTTTCTCGTTGAAAGGTGTTGTTAAGAAAGTTGCTACGGAATGAGAGGCTCTTCGGGTTTTGTTCCGGCTGACTGACTGGCGCTGATTTTCTCAGCGGCCCTTTTGTCAATCTGTCTGCGCCAGAAATCTCTCACGACTCTGTACCCACCAGAAAGAAGATACAGCACACAAACTGCTGTACAGAAATACAATAAAATAAGCTGTATAAATGTCATTATTCATCTCCATTATTGACATGGTTAATGCCTGCCAGTAAAAAACTCCTGCATTTTTTGCTCAGCATATTTTTGCTAAGGATGTAGCGACCTCTGCCGCCGGTTCTGGCTCCTTGTTTTCCCTGCCCCGGCGGCATTTTTTTATCCTGCTTACGCGTTATTCACTTCCACTGTTATACTTTC